TTTCTGGCTTTTTCAAGTGCTTCATCTACTTGCGATTTGTTGGGAACGCGACAGATGATTTTTCTTTCTTCACCTACATCAAGAAGATGGATCCCGCCTTTATCCAAAAACTGCTCTTTCATTTTTTCGATTATGTCTTTGTGATTCGAAAGGAAATCTTCGTCGATAGTGGCGTAAGGTTGAGGAAGTTTTTCAAACGCTTCTTTGAGCACGGGGATTGAGCTTACTAATGGGTTCATGTTATTTTCCTTATATTCTAAATTTTTGAAACGACTCAGTAGTTTTCTTTTTTGTTATGCGAACGTGATAACCGGAATCGAAAGGAGTGCAAGTTCCAAAGGAACCGCGATCGCACCTGAATTTCCTGATTTTATATCCGCGTTGTATTTGGTAATTTTAACGGCTGGTGCTATATATTTGAAATCGGGTCTTCCTTCCGCTTTCAAAACCGCTGTAAGTGGTGCCGGTGGAAGTTTTTCGATCAATCCACCGTAAGGAGCCGCGAGCAAAACCAAACGATCCAATTCTTCGAAATTGATCTCTGCACTCAGAGATCGTTTGTAATTTTTGGTGGTATATCCTACTATCTCACCGGATTTTCCGTAAGTGAGTTCGATCTCTACCGCGTGTTCGAATTTAAACGAAGAAAAATTCACCATGTCGTAACCGAACAGTTTAAATTCAAGGCCGGTGAAACTGTAATTTTCCTTAACTACTTCTAATGCCATTTTCTATCTCCTATTTTGGTGTTGCGAAAGAAGTTTCCCATTCGATCGCTTGAGTTCGGTTGCTTACAAACATTCTACATTTGGCTCTAAGAATTCGGTCCACTTTAAACGTCTTGTTGGGATCTAATACGATTTCGTGACCGGAAATTTCTTTTCTACCTGGGGCTTCCATCTCTGCGGCGATCTTGGAATCGATGTAGGTTTTGAGGTAGTCGAGACCGCCGGAACCGGAATCCACTTCCGAATCCATGTTTAAGAATTGAAGTGACTCGCGGTAAAGAATTCGGTGCATTTTGTCCGCGCGCCTTCGTTCTGGAAGTTCTTTGAAGTCGGATGAGCTGGACGCTTTGATCTTATCTCTTGCGACGAAGATTCCCTCGTAGTCGTCATATTCTTTCAGAACCATGAGACCCATGTCGTGCAACAGATCCATATAGTCCCGATATCCTTCGTTCCAGTAACGGATTTCGGAGAAGGTCAAAGACCGCATATCCTTTACATAACCGATCGAAACGTTCACGGGAGCGGCCGCAATTTTTGCGGTTGCCATTGTTGCAAAGTTCCTCCATCCCATCGTGTTACCGGCTGCTTTCACTGCAGAAAATCCACCAGCGGCGTTGACTCCACCCGGAATGTAACGAGCTTCTCCGACAGAAATTATAACTCTTCCTTTTGGAGAAGCAAAAGGGTCAAACTCATCTTGGATGTATTGGAAATACTCTGGAATTGTTTCCGATGGATTTTTACTTCTTGTTTCTAAAATGATAAACGAAGGAAGATGATGTTCGGTTTCCATCTCTTCCAAAATCGCGTTACACGACATAGCGAAGGCTCGCGTTGCAGGACCGAGAACATGAATCCAGTAGGATCGATATTCTCTTTTTAGAACTTCGATCGCGGCAAGTCGGGACGCGGTGGATGCAGTTGGTCCGGAAATGGTAAACGTATACATATCGCCCAACACAAATGTGTTCGTTGGAGTGGAAGCATTTACGAAAGTTGCAGTAACCCCAACGTCGAGGGAAATTGGAGAACCGGAAGCGGGTGTAATGATCGGAGATGAAAAGTTTTCGCCTCCGTCCGTAGACTTACGGTATTCAGCAATTCCGTGTGCGCCCGATTTTGTGATTTTCAGAACGACGACACGATCACCTGTTGGAATTCCTGCAACTGTCGGAAGAGCAGCCAGACCAGTGCCTGTTTTGATCGGAGTTCCAATTGTTCCTGCGACGTCGTTTACGGGACGGACACAAAGAACCGGAACCGGCTTTTGACCTTTAGATTCGTCAAATTCTTCGAAAAACTGTTCGAGAGATTTTACAAGTTCGCCTCGACCGAAAACGTCTCTCGCTTGCGGCGCGTTATTGATTACATAAATCCGATTTGCATCTCCGGTTTCTGCAGTTCCAACTTTAGAACCTACACGATCCGGTTTGACGTCGTTGAAGTTGATTCCACCGTCTTGATGATACGTGGAAACGTCGCCTGTTGCCATTCTTTCGCTCCTTTTCTGGAGCGAGTAAGTAGTAGTTTGGAGCGTTATGCGCTCTTTATTTCTTTTTCTGTTAGAACAGTATCTTTTGGTGTCCGCGCTTTTGCAAGTCCTTCATCGGAAAGTTTGATTCCTTTTGTAGGACTAAGAAGATGTTTTAGATCTGCGTCATTTGTTTTATCAAGAGGAGATCCATCCGTTTTCACACCTGCAAATTCTTGAAACGTCGCGGTAAGATATTCTTCCGTCATGTCACTTTCCGGATCAAGACGCAAATGCTCTTTGAATCCTGTGGCAAGAGCCGTTCTTATATTATGTTTTTGAATAAACTCGTCTGCTATCATAATTCCTCCGAGCTGACAATTTCTGTTGGCTCCTCTATTTCAAAAGTTCCCGAAGCCAACGTAGGAACTTGTTCCACTTCAAAAATTCCGTCTTTAAAAATGACCTCCAAGTAGATTTTATAGAGACTCGATTTCTCCGCTGGATCGGTAACGAGCGCAGTCTTTCCCGGTCGGATCTCCACTGTTGCACCTTGGAAAGTCGCATAACGTTCATGTTTTGCGATGTAGATCAGTGCTTGATCTACGATCCCGGAATCAAGTGGACTTCCAGTAAAATCGCCTTTTGAAAGAATATCCTGACTCACATCATCCAACCAGAAATTCAAAACGTATTTGTATTCCTGCTTGTAATGTTCTTTCAAAAACTGGAGATTTTTCACTCCATCGATCATCGTCGGTTCGAGTCGCTCTGTTCTTCTTCCGTTTCTTTCCGGTTGATTTGCGGTATGTTCTATCACACAAAACGGAATCAACTCTTGAAATTTATCAACCGTCGGATGAACTTCAAAGATTCTTTCGTTCGAAAAAAGCTGACGCGGATTTGTATCCGGTGGAATCGGATCGGTTTTTATAGATCTAATCAATTCTTTGAGATATTTGATATGTCCGCTTTTCACTGTTTCATGAACTCCCGCATTCCGTTTTTGTAATTCTCCTTAAACTGTTCGTAACCTTCTTCGATAGAAGGACCAACAACCGAGCGCGCTTTTATCCCTCCAGCTTCGTAACCAAGTTCCTGCGCTCTCGCGTATTTCGCATTCGTTCCGACAACCGCCTCGTAATTTCCGAGGGTTGCAACTTCAAAACTTTTCCATAAATCTTCCGACTTACTCTTATCACCCTCGATTAAAAACCGGGGATCAAGTCCCTTCCTTTTTTTTCTTGCGATCGTTTCCGGATGTAACGCTTCGTATTGAGAAGCGTATTTCTGATCCCGATATCCCTTAGTGATAAGAACCTGCAAGAGATAAGCGTTTTTGATATTCGCTTTTCCGATACACGATTGGAGTTTTCCATTCGCTTTTTTGAATAGATCCTTCAAGTTGTCGTTATACGAAATTCCACTCATTTCAAAAACACATGGTTTCCTTTTTCTGGAAGTTTTAAACCGACAACCAACACAGAAAAGTTTCCAGATTTTTTTGCAGGTAAGAACTTTTCAATTCTCCACGCGTGACTTGCAATATCTTCCGTTATATATTCTTCAACAAACAACCCCTTGTAAATCCTACAATTTTGATCCAATTGATCCGCAATCAATTCTATCTCGTCATAAAGAATTTCTGCTACCGCGTCATATCCTTGTCGTTCTCCTCCAGCCCCTTGTGTTTCCGTTTGTGAATTGAAATCGAAATATCCACGAACGTATTTCAGACGAATCCAAACCGGTTTCCGAAAAGAATTCAATTCGTCATCTCCAACGGTTCCAAGTGATGATTTCAAAATCACGAAGTCGGCATTCGTATGTTTTTTATACGAACGTCTTAGCATTCCTTCCACACTCATGCAAATACCGATCCCGGTTCAGGTTGTCTTCCGAATAGAGTTACATACGCCCGATTTCGAAATGAAGCGGCTTTATCGCCGCGTTCTTCCGAGGAAAGTTTTTGCATTTTCCGACGTTCTCCATTCTGCCCGCCTACCTGAAATTCTGCCGGGTCAACGACATCTAAAAGTCCATGCTCCTCGATGATTTCCGCTTTCACTAAAAGGACTTCCGCTCTCCGAAGTTCCCTCGGGAATGGAGCGTTCGGAACGGTATATCCCCAATTCTGAATCAACTTCAACGCGTTATCCGCAACCGATTCCAAAAACTCTTCAAACTCGGTTTTATCTGTTGTGAGCTTTACTGAATCGTTCATATCCAAATCGAAGGGTTTTACTCCGACGAGTGCTTTGAGATCGGGTAACGCGTTGATCATTTCTTAGTTCTCCTTATATAGTTTTGAGTTCTTTCACTATGCTTGAGCCGCCAATGAGCTTTGTGAACCCATAATACAAACTGATCACGGATTTTTCAAATTGGGTATCGATGATCTTGTCATATTCAACGATGGACGAATTCTGTTCCTCGTAATAGGCCAAGCAGGAACCTTTATCATACGCTAGGATTTGGTTATCCGGCATAGCTTTGTGAGTTTTCCAAGTGCAACCGAGATACGGAAGGATTACCCCACTAGTAATCAGTTTTTCTGAAATATTTACACTCTGAAATTTTTCAAAGTTTGTTTTATCAGTTAGGATACGAGCCAACATCTTCTTGTTTAAAACAAAATGCGAAGGTTCAACTCCATCTTCAAAGTCACCAATTAACAAATTGATAATGTCCGCATCTGTGTATGTAGTTCCCTCAGTTTTAATTATCTGTGATGCTGTCCCTGGATTTCCATCCCCCTCGATCATTACTTGCAAACCTTTTTGAGCCATTTGTTTCGCAATTCTGTTACCGATTCTTTGGAAAAAGATACTTGCGATGTCAATGTTTACTCTTCGTGAAGCCTCATAGGAAATTAGAAACTTTCTTCCTATCTTCCCCATTTTTGAGGGGAGTTCTTTTGTTCTCATTGTAGCGACTGGGAAAAGTGATCCTTCAGCAGTTTTTGCGAGTTCAACATCCTCTTCATCGAAATTCAAACCGATTTGATCGATAGAAGTCGAAGGGATTTTTTGTGAAGATGCTTTTAAATCTTCCACGTTTAATTCTAATTTTCCGGCTTGCATCCCCATATAGATTTGTTTCGTGATCCACGCAGGAAAGAGAACTTTAGAGTTATCAGTTTTAAAAAAGTCTTCAATTAGTGTTGCTTGACTGAATGGGTTTAAACCGTTCGCCATCAATTGACGTTCCAGGGCTCCAATTTTCGATAACGCAGAAGACGCATCTACTGTGTAACCATTTTTCACTTCCAGTTTAAGCAGAAAGTCTTCGATACCCTGTTCCAATTTTCTTGAATCTTTGTAGATTCCTTTATCCACATCGATTTTTTTCAGTTCGGAGGCTTTGTATCGTAATTTTGTGTGGCTTGGTAAAACCATACCGGTAAGCGCAAACATGACTCCCGATTTCGATGCAAAATCTCCATCCTCAAGAAAATATCCAATCGTACTGATCTTGATTTCTGGAAAGATGGATGAGACTCCAACGATTGCTAGAAGTCCTAGAATTAAATATGCAATTTTTTTCATGTGTTTGTCCTTTTAATCTTTAATGAACTGAATTTTTTTTGAGCCAGTATCTACGGTTAGTATCAGATAGTTTTTACCTGAGCCTGTCTTAACCTTACCTGTTGCATCCGCGACAAGTCCCACAGACCCGAATCCAGGAGCAGTTTCAGAATACTCACATTCAAATACTCCATATACCAACACTGAAACACGATCCTTTTCGACTTTAACAATTCGACCGTCAAATTTCGAACCGTCCCCAGCAAGGGCGACCGTCATATTGTTCACGACTTTACAAACTTTTCCTTCGTCTGCTTCGACAAGTCCAGAATGTTCAAAGGTGAATATGATAGGGTCGATCAATCCCTTGGCCTTTGTTTTGAATGGTTCATCAATCATTGCTTAACCTCCGTTAATGATGACGATTTCTTCATCATTATTTGATAATCCATTTTGTCCGGAAGCTCGCGTAAGATTTCCGTTCTTATCTTTGGTAACAGGAAATTTTTGATCCAGCTTGATTCCATATTCAAGTCCAAGTGCTTTTACTTGTTCCAAATCTGCATTTTGAATCATGGCTTCTATAGTTGGATTTGTTTTTCCATCCATGAACAAGCTATACGCTTTCAGAACTTGAGTTCGGTTTTCTTCCAGAATCTTTTTAGGTTCGTCCAGAAGACTTTTAAGATTTGCAACGTTCGATTCGTGATCAAACCCCGTAGGGAACGTTTCTTGATTTGTGAGTCCCGCGTAGGAATTGAGAGTAGTCTTTAGTTTTGAAATTTCAGAGCCCGCTTTTTGCAAGACGACCTCGTATTTTTCATGAGACAACTCCACGTCTTCGCCCTGTTTTTCCAGACCGAGTGATTCCAACGAAAGACCCAAAAGCGCAAATAATTTGGCTTTGAGTTTCATATTTTCCTCCGTTTGTGGTTTTTCCTCCCCCAGATCGGACGAGGTTTGTTCAAAATGATTCAGTGATAATTTTTTTGCGTTTGGATCGGCACCAGCGCAGACGATTGAAACTTCGGGGACGGCGATGATCTTGGTAATGATCAAACGAACGACGGAACCTTCGATTTCTTCACCAAGGTGCCAGTAGAAGTTTTCTAAATTTGGATGAGATTTGATAAATGTGAATTGAATCCCGACAGAACAGGCGTCCAAAATCGGCGGATCAGTTTCGAGACGATCTATAATGGATGAAGCAAATTTCTTAAAGAACCGAAATCGCCCATTGACTCCTTCGTTATCTTTATCATCGCTCCAAATTGGATCGATGACCGCACCGATGGAATTATCTACAAACGTTTCGTGATCTTTATAAATCTTCGTTGCAAAAAGTGACGTCGCATTTTTTAGAACATTATCTTTTGTAAAATCGAGTGCATAGCACTCGATGAGAGACTTAGACAACATTCTGAAATCGTATTCAACATACGGTAAATCAGTGGGAGTTGGTTCTTTTGGAATAGTCGAAGTAGATAATTTTCCACCGCCGGAAAGAACCGCTCCAGAAGCAAATAATACAACGGAGCCTTGACCGGAACGATTTAGTCTAACGCCGTTATCAAGTGTTGCCCAACCGTGAGCATCGTATTGAAGTTGTTTCTTTTCTTTCTCTTTTGTTGCCATTGCTTCCATTCATGGAAGCGTTAAGTAGTGAGCGGATTTCCGCTTTTTATTTATAGTATAACTCTTTGGCGATTTCTCGCACATAATCCGGAAGATTTTCTAAAGGATATTCTCCTGTTGAAACTTCTAACGGAAAAAATCTCCATGAGCTTTCAGACAAGTCCATTCCGCCAAACAAATGATCCAATATAGAAAACTTTCTAACCAGTTCTTGATCGAACTCAGGAAACTTTCCATCGAGTTCGTCTAAAATCTCAACGAGCATTTCTTGTTCCTCGACATTTCCATCTTCAACGGTTTCGATCAGTTTTAAAATTCTTGCGTATGTCATGCAACCTTCAAAAATGAATTCGTAAAACTCTCAGACTCAAGCTCGAAAAGATTTTCGATCTCGAAAGTTTCCGCATTTACCGGAACGAAAAATTTTCTTTTATCTTTTTGATCTTGAACGAATCCAAATTTGAAAGATTTTGTTTTCGTCTTTTTATCTTCCGTCGAATACGCATACAGTGTATTGAAATTCCTTAAAATATCAAGACCCTTGGATGCGTATGTGGCCTCTGTTTTTCCGAAACTTTCGGAATTTCCTTCCGTAACTCTTTTTTTCCAACTCGATTTTAATTTGTCTGAGTTCCAAACTGCGTTACCTTGCAACGACGCAATCTTATTTACAAATTCATCCGGCTCAACTCCACTCAGACTTTTTTTCCTTGTTTCGATTCGATTTCTATCTCGCTTCAAAATCGTTTCCGGGTTTTCAAGTTTTCCATCCAGAGGAGTTTTTCCATTTCCTGTCATCCGATTGATAACCGATTTTACGAACATCACGAACGTCGTCCGACATAGAAAGTGAAAAGGAGGGCATTTGACTGCGACCGACTTCAAAATCTCAGACGAACTCATCGATGGGAAACCTCGGATCTCTTTTGCCGTTGGTGGACGATATTTGTTCCAGAAATTTTCATCAGTTGGAGTCGAAATAAATTCTTCAACGAAGTGATTCATTTCCGAAACTTGAAACTTTCGTCCGTTCAGTTCTCTACAGATCGGAGACGTTTTTGCGTCCATAATCGCGACGATTTCTACATCCGTAATTCCAAGAGCGTGCATCCTCTGAACTCTTGAAAAATTTTGAGACGTATAGACTTTGTTCCGAAAGATATCTTCAATCCGTCCGGTGATGTCTTTGTTTTTTAAATCGACTCCGAGTTTCTCTTTTAGTGCCTTTAGAGCTTCTGCTTTTGTCTTTCTTCCTTCAAGTGCAGAACGAATCGATTCTTCAAAAATTTCTCTTTGCGAGTTAAAGAGTTTTCCGTAGTCAGCATTATTTAATCGTCCGAAAAAATCGATCGCATCCTGATTGATAATTGGCGCGATATCTTTTACGCCAACTTCATACGCTTGTCCGAGTTCCCACGCCTCCCGAGAAAATTCCTCAACCTGATCCCGAGTTAATTCCGGAAATTCCGTTCCGAGTTCCTGAATGATTTTATCGGTGATGAGTTTAACGTCTTCCGAATCGAGATTGAATCGAATACCACTTAGAACTTTTTCAACTTGATCCCCGTAAGAATGAAAAATCTTCTTCAAACCACGTTGGACGATTTCTTCTAACTGTTTCTCTTCCTCCTCATTCCATTTTCCTAATGTTTGCGTCCGCGTATCGGAACAACATTGGTCAGAATGCTCTTTTTTTTTTGGAACTCTTTATTGAGTTCCTCGTCATTTTCGTCGGATGATGTGAAATCGGGTTCTTGACTTCCACCTGATCCCCTTTCATTGCGTTTAGAAGGGTGTTCATAGGTGTTCAGGAGGTCTTGGACCTCCTGAGATAACGGGTTGATGCCCAAATGCCTTAAAATGGCGCTTAACGCGTTCTTTGAAATTCCTTTTCCTTGGGCTTTTTCGAGACCGTGTTCTTTCGCAAGAGTATTTAGGTCTATAACACCTTCGTTATACAACGAAATCAATCTCTCTGTTCGAAGTTTCTCCGCTTCTTCATTCGTCTTACGAGCAAGCGCATCATCCTCAGGATTTAAAGGTCGGCCTTCCTTCCAAGAAGCTCTTAGCCGGGTGAAACGAAAGTTTTTCATTCTCAAGTGCAAAGTGAGAGTTTTCTCAAGGAAGTTTTTCACGGGGTGACGAATGTTTTCCCCCTTCATCAAAAAGAGCTTACTCGAAACTTTAGCGTAAGTTTCGGTTACACTTGTTGGACGTCCGAGAATAAAAAGGTCCGTGTCCATTCCCGATGAAAGTTGTTCCTCAATTACTTGCATCACATCGCGAAGACCGGACGATTTTTCTGAAGCAATCGAGTGATGATCAATCTTCGTTCCTTCCGAGCCAACAAGAAGTCCGGACTCAATCGATTTCTCGATTTCCTTTGCCGATTTTTGTAAAAACTCTTTTTGAAGCGTTTGACTATTTTTCAGATCTGTTCCAGGCGCAGGCCTAAACTTCGACATCACAACGGAAAGGAATCCAAGGAGCGGCCATTTACTTGTAGACTTTTCAAGATTTTCCATCCCGCGAGACTGAGAATACATTGACTTAATTGCGGCAATCGCGGGAGGAATTCCGTAAGGACTATCCTCATCAGTTTCAAGAGGTTCGTAGGTATAGATTTCTTCGTTTAAAGGGAGTTGAGTTCCGTTTTCTAAGTTCTGATAGGGTGCAAATCTATATCGAACTCCGCCATTTTTTCCTTCGATTTTTTCTTTCTTAAAGCGGACTTTGGAAACTGGTATAAGTTGAACTGTCTCGATCGAATCCAATTCGAAAGATGGAACTGCTTCCGCCGATAGAACTCCCGTAATCGCGGTTTGTCTTAAAAGTTTATTCGTGATTCCCGGTAGCAAGTCAAACCACGCGTCGATTTCATTCAAAGCCGCATCGATAACGTTTTGGTTCGCACCTTCCAATTCCCATTTTAAACCGGTGTTCGTGAGAAAGATTGTTCTTTTCAGTGATTGATTGAAATCAGGATTGATGAGAGCAAACTTTGAAAGGACTGGGAACATTTCGAGCGGATAATTCGGAGTCACTTCGTCGAGATATTTGGTGACTTCCTTTGTCGCTTGACCAAAGGATTTCTTGGAATCAGCACCGATAGCGACACTTGTTTTTTTATCACGAAAACGATCCAAGAATGTTTCTATACGATCGGAAAATTTCATGGTGCCCCCAAATCATAGGCAAGACGAAGAGAGTTTAAGGCCATACCAAAGTGATTAGGAACACGTTTTTTAAACGAATATGTTGGCTTTCCATTTTCATCCTCTCCACGCTCACGAATAAGCATTTTTAAATGTGTTTCAAATTCTTCTAAAAGTTCTAATGCGTATCCGGTATGTCTTGATTTATCTGGGAAAATGAATAAACCTTTCTTAATCATCTCGATTGTTTCCTCAAGAGATTCGTTTCGATTTATTTGCATCGCTTCTATATGATCATCGGAATCAGGACTTACTAATTTTTCATCAACGATTCTAAAATTAGTTTTGAAATATTGAACGCGAAGCTGATCGGGAAATAACTCAGCCAACTTTACAGACCAACTTTTATTAGGCAGTGCATCCAAAATGCCACTGTATACTTGAAAATTTTTGATCATTCTCACATGGGAAGTTACATCCAACACAGATGTTTTTGCGAGTCCGATAATTCGAATTCGACAATCGGAAGTTTCTTCGCCAAATACCATGTGAATGATATCTCCCTGATCGGCACCCATGAATGTGAATGAACCACATTCGTCACGAAGACAGTGATCTCCACGCACGGATTCAATCAAAGATTGCGTTACAGGTTTTTCGGCTGGTGTGCTATTCGGCCAACCGACAACCGATCTAATATAATTCGCTTTTTTGATTGAGGAGAGTTCTGCTTTTTTCCATCGTTCATAATGTTGCTCAGGGGTTTTTATCGTATTGAAAAATTGTGAAATTTGGAATCCAAGTTCAGGATGGTTTTTTCTTGCGGCAACGTAAGTCCCTTTCTGGGGATTGAGTGTCGCACCACATTTACAAGCATAAACAACTTTAGCAACCTTACCAGTTTTAACACCAAAAATTGAACCGGGCTCTTCCACAAATCTTTCAACTAAATTGTTCCACGCATTACATGCGACACACTTTATGAGAAACATCATCTGATTTGAATCAAGCCATTCTGCATGAATTCCGAATTCTTCTACCGAGGCTTGAGAGCAAACACGTCTCAAAGCAAGTTTTGAATGGTCGGTTCTGTCATTCGCAGACTCTGCATGTTCTTGGTTATGTTCATCAAATTCGTCTAAATAGTTACCATCTGAGTCGAACGTTTTCACTCCCTTCATTGTTTCTGTAGCACCAAAAGCAATCGTTGACTGTAAATACTTTAATAGATGGACGTTTCTGATTGAATTTGTTTGGTCTGCTATCTTTTTCAAATGAGGCGAAATATCGATCATGTCAAAAAATCTATCCTGAACATAAATCTTCATTGTATCGGCTGTAGGAAAATACCACTTGAGTTTCAATGGCGTCATTTCAGCACGCCAAATGGTTTCACCGTTTAACAAAGTTGAGATTCCCACCTGAACGGCTTTTAGAAACTTTGCCGATTGAGCAGTTGGAAGTAAGGATGCAATTTCGGCAAGATAAGCATGTCCTTCAAATGAATATGGATGAATTCGTCCGTTACTTCTTACGTAAGTTTTAGTTAGTAAATATTCTTGGAAACTTGTATTAGCAAATGCTCGATCTCCTTTATCGATTAGGTGTTGAATAAACTCCTGTTGTTTCACTGAACTCATGAACTTTTTTCCGGCAACGCGATTGGTTCTTCGATAATGGTTCCTTGAACTTCTTTAGCGTTAGTCCATTCTGAATGCCATGCTAATAGATTCTTTTGATGAATTGCCCATTCGTCACTGATCGCTTTTTTCGTTTTTGGACCTTTCATAAAAAGATCGAGGAGTGTATCCGCAGCTCGTATCAAATCAATAGAGCCTGAATCTTCATTCTCCAACTGTAATTGATTCGTTGCCAAGGCTTTCCACAAATATCCGAGGCCTACCGGATCTTTTGCTTGGCCGATCATTTTACCAGCTTCATCCAAGAAAGCATTTCGAACCGCTCGCAACATCATTGCATTGTCAGATTTGATTTTGGAACGAAAGTTCGTAGCTTTCTCTTGGAGTTGTAATTTTGTGACGTAATTTACTTCTTCACGATAATCGAACCAAGTCTTTCCAAGGGCATCTGGTGTTTCGGACCATTTTCGTATCGTGTTCGCGGAAATTTTCGGGAATTCCGGCTTTAGGAGTCCTTCTATTTGTTCCGCATTTTTCCCAACGAGAAAAAGAGTATAGGCGCGTTGTTTTACATTTTCCGAATACGCCACTACCTTTTTACATCCTCTAAATACAGAATCGTCGGAACTCCTATTGTAAATAGATCGTCTAAGTCGTAGTGTATTTGATGACCGTTTGGATCTCTATAACTCGGACCGATGCCATATGGATCGGATACTTCGAGTAATTTTTTACCGTTATCAAGCTCTAAGATTCCGAGTCCGCGAATGATGTGCCCGCTTTTCGTAAGTTTGGTTCCGAGTCCACAAGGATAATGTCCGTTTTTAAAGTAGTTGCAAAGTTCGTCTTTTTTTCCTGTTTTTTTCACAATGCGTAACTCAATTTTATTTGCACGCATCAGTTCGTTAAAGTGTTCCGCGTGATCGGAGGAATCATAAACATTTCCTTTGTGTTTTATGATAAAATCTTCGAGCAGCGCGTAATAGTTATATGTTGTGAGGTTTACAAAATCAGGAATGTTTTTAAGCATCCCGACATACACGATAAAGTCTTGGAAAACATTCCCCATACACTGCTGATAATCTTTAAGCAAAAAACGAGGAGTAATCTGATCCTTTCTTTGAGGGTTCCAAAAAGCGATTGGATAGGTGCAATAAACTTTCATGGCATCCCAAACAAATTACGAAACTTATATATCATTACACCAACAAGCCCAATGACTGCAAAAATCCCTACGACTATCATCGAATTCCTAAGTCCCTTCCACTTATTCGCCAACTCTTTTAGTTTCGAATTCTCCTCTCGAAGCTCTTTTAACTCCTCGTTTTGTTCGCTGCAAACTTCCAAAGCTTTTTGAATATTCCGTTTTTCTTTCGAAGGTGGGAGAGTTTCTACATCTACTTTTGCCGATTCATAGATCGCCTCATTTCCCGTTTTTTGTAAACCGATGCAGGCGCAAATACAGAGTAGAGCCAAACAGATCAGTCTCATAGCTGGCTACTCCCAACTGATTCGTTCTGTTTGGGATCGTTTAACACTCTCGATAAAATCACTGGACCTTTTGTATTTGAAAGATTTTCGTTGATCCGTTTCCCGAGATAGAGAGAACCGGCGGCTCCGTAAAATACGATCAACCACTGAATCAGATCCATGTGAAGCGGTCTCAAAGAATCCGGCGATATGATTGAAAGAACAGAAAGTGCAATTAGATAAGAGATCGTTAATATAAAAACGATCCAAGTTCGGAGCGTTGTATCGGAACGTTTACCAGTCCTGTCATCGGTATATAGTGGTTTCATTCCGATTTTCTCCGATAGGAATTCAAACGGATCAAATCCTTAACATCCGATTTAATCTCAGACAAATCTTTAGAGATTGACGTCATCTCTGTTTCTATCTTTACGATTCGAATCTCGTGATCCTTATACATCGTATTATATTGTACGAGTGCAGAGACCACGAATCCAAGGATGACCAGAACGTCTTTAATCCCGAGTTTGATTTGATTATTAGGTTTATTCTCCATTCATCCCTACAAAAAATTCCCGCCATGTGGCGGGTTAGTTACTACTTAATCGCTACCGATTGTGTGGAAAGAATAGCATGACGCGGACCAATTCGGAAGGTTCTTAAAAATCCTTCCAGAACGTCCTGGCCTCTGTTTTTTTGTAAGAGGTTATACTTGAGAAAAGAAAGGAAGGGTTAATAGATTTGTTTTGTAGTTTTCAGAGTTTGGGATACGCGATCGAGATCGGAGATCAAGAATCTTCTCGTTCTTGGTCCCCACTCAATAAACGGAATTTCATGATCGATAACGTGTCGATTGAAGGAGCGAATCGAAAGATTTAGATAGACCGCCGCTTCTTTGGAAGTAAGCGACTTTCGTTTGTCTCTGGGGATAAGTATTTCTTGAGCTTCTACGAGATCCGAACCGCCTTCGGTTAGCGACGGTTGGATTAATTTTAGAAGTGATCCATTAC